GCTTTTGGTGTAATATAAGTACTAGAAGCAGAACCATCTTCAGCTAATGCTCTAGATAATTCGTCTTCATAATATAATTTCATTTGTTGAACTAATTGTGGTTGATATTTTTGTGCAAGATAAAAAGCTAAACCTGAAGTCATACAAGGAACAAATCTAAATGGAATATCTGTTGCGTTTGTATAATCTCCAACATCTTGAATTCTTTTTATGTAATAGAAATGCATATCTTTAGATGCATTAGTTGAATCAGGTGTAGGGTATATACTAATACTAGTATAATCAATGAATCTTTGAACCCAATATTGATTAGGTGTTCCTTGTGAAAGTTTATTTGAGAAACCTGCATAAGTAGATCTATCTACTTTTGACATTGGACTATCTGATTGAGTTGTTTGAGTTCTATTATTTCTTAATTGTGCTTCAAGGACATCGGATATTCCATAAATACCATTTGGATTTGATGTAGCACTTGTGCCATCTGCAGCTGCTCTATAAAATTTATATTCAGCTTGTCCCTGTACTAAATCAAGATCTAATTCTCCTATTTCCCAATAGTGAATACCTCTATTACCCCATTCTTGAAATAAAATATTAAGAGATCTTCTAGCTGATTTCATTTGATAACCAGCTACTGAATTTAATCCAATACGTTCAAAAGCTTCTTCTATAATTTCATCAATAGAAAAAGTTTTGTCGAACGTTGTAGTTCCCGAAGTAGTATTAGCCATTTAAACTCCTAGCCAGTGTAGCCGATAGTAACTGAAGTAGTGTTAGTTAAATCTAAATATATTCCAGTTCTACATCTGATACCGCTTCCTGGAACATAAATGTCTAGTCCTTCAGTTCCGCAATTACCTTCGAATACTAAAGCACCTGTTGCATCTGTTCCATCATATAGTTTGATATTACTATTAGCCACGCCTTCAACTTGAATATAAGTTATTCTAGCTGGTCCAATAAATGAACCTGAAGCGTCTGTTGCTCTACCAAATCTACCGTCAGAAGTTCTTGTAGAAAACTGTTGGTCTGATGTTGCCATAATTTGTTTCTCCTTAAAATTAATATGTGGGGCCGAAGCCCCACACTAATTATTTATTAACTATCCGCGTATGGTGTTACTATTGTACCTGATCCAAGCAGTAAAGAACTGTGGACTAAGTATGTAGCAGTATCAATCGCTGTAAAAGATACTACGCTACCAACGATTCCACCTTTTGTAGAACCATTCATAGTTATAACATCATTTGTTGCACCTGGAATGAAAGCTTTTTTAGAACCATCATCTACAGCTACCATGATACCACCTTTAAATTTGTCAGTACCATCAGTTAAGATATCCATATCAGTTGCAGCAGTTTCCACATAAAAATGAAAAGTTGCGCCAATGTTATTTAAGTTGTTAACGTCAGTATCACCTGCAGTACCACCATTACTATTTACATTGATTGAAGGTAAAGTAAATTTACCATCAGCATCGTTGCAAAGTAAGATTTTACCTGCGTGCGTAGCGACTGTTAAAGTTGTGTCAGCTGTTAAGCTAACAGTCATACCAGGACCTGTATTTACAAAGCCATTTTTAGAAATGACCGGTCCTGAAAAGGTTGTGTTTGCCATGTTATTATCCTCCTAGTTATTTGAATACCGTCTCTAGGCCGTCGACTATACGCGTCGATATTCAATTTATGTATAGTGCCAAAAGTATATACTAGTTTTTAGTAGAGTGCAAGAGAGCCTGTAGTGTGGAGTGGAATTTTTCCAACGATGTAGCTTTTGATTAAGTAGCTACTGAAACTTCTGGAGCAGAACCTTCTATTGTGTTCTGTCTATGGGCAATTGCTGCTTCTTCCAGCTTAATGTCAGTGATGATTTGTTTTACTTTGTCATCGATTCTGACCATTTCAAGAGTGTATCTATTGTTAGATAGATGCTCCTGTTCCCACTTCAACTCCAAGGACCTTTTTGCTTTGTATAGGTCTTGTATCATCTATAACCTCCTCATAGGTTATTCTATTTACCTTGTCATTATAACTATTTCCAAGGTTTTCCCAAACTATACTGTTTTCTCCAAGTTTGTCAAGGATAGATTTTTCAAGGTCAGTTGGGGAATCTTCTGATTCTACGTTAAATTTAGCGTGATGATTATACGCCCAAATGTTTACTGTAAATTTTGTCATGGTTTTTTCTTTCTATATTTTGATTGTGGCGGAACTATGTCCCGCCACAAAAATTATTAATTATGCACCTGCAACGCCATAGATACCTCTAGGGTCTGATACGCCGAAGCTGTATCTTTCTCTAGCTTTGTATCTTACGTTACCAGTATCAAAGTCGCCTTCCATTGCAGTTGTCAATGGAGCTCTGTTGAACATTTTCATTCCATTAGGAATGTCTGTCAAGATATAATATGCATCTGAGTCTGTTAGGTAATTGTTCACTCTATAACCTTGAGGAACCATACCCATAGATACGATTGCATTGATATCGTTGTCAGCTGTTCCAGTTCTACCTTGAGACTTCATAAGTCTTTCAGCTGTGAATTGTAGCTCAGAAGGAATAATCATTTTTACTCCTCTTGCAGCAATTCTTAGACCTCTTTCATCAGTCATAGACGAGATGTCAATCATCGACTGTTCTAATGAAGTTTCGTTAAGGTCAGCTGGAGTTGCTAAAGTGTTAGAAAAAGTTCCAGCCACTGTCGGGTGTGATGTATTAAATAAAGATACACCGTCACCTGAATCAAAGTTATCCGTTAATGGAAGACCTTGAATTAGAGGCTCGACTGCTTTTACTTGTTTAGCATTACTCATAGATCTAGCTAAAGCTTTTGTATATCTAGACGCAAGTCTATCATACAAGTTGTCCTCAATCGCTTCTTCAGTGATTGCGAACGCTAAAGCTACAGTCTCGTGAGTGTAACGAGCTGTGAAAGTTTCTTGTGCTTCATCAAATGAAACCCCAGAACCTTCACCTTTTACTTGTGCGTTTGCGAAACCAGATAACATAACTTCCTCTTCGAAAGCTCTGTCAGATGATTCCTCGCTATAAATTTCAGCATGCTGATTTTCATAACGTTTATATTCCAGGCCGAATAGTGCATTCAAACCTGGCTCTAGTTCTTTAACTAGTTGTGATCGTGATATAGCCATTTTTTATTCTCCTATTCTAGCTTAGTTTTGTAGCTCAATTAGATTAGCAACTACTACTACTGATCTGAAAGCCGCATTTTCATCGTTTTCAGGATCTTCAGCAGATCGAAGTAATCTCCATGATGCTCCATCAGCACTTGTATCGCCGATATCTAGTGTAGCTGAAGACTGACCAGTAGTTGTACTACCCGCCGTTGTGTTCATGTCATACGTTTCTAAATATCCAGCTTGTGCTACAGCAGCATCAGTTGCTACTACATATTGTTGTTGAGGGTTATCGAATACAAATGCATCGATATCTTCCGAGTTTGCTGGTGTTACTTGGACGTAATGATTCGCAAACGTTGGCTTTAAAGTTGAAGCCGCGTTATAGAATATTCCATTTAACACACCTAAAATAGGTGCATCAGTTGTTTGTCCGTCAACAATGTAACCATCAGCAGAAGCAACAGCTGCACCATGATATAGTGTAGTTGCATAACCCGCATCGATTTTGTATTTGCCTTGACCAGAAGTGGCTGGAGTTTGTCCAAGCGCACCTGCAGCAATCAAACCAAAACCTTGTGTGTTTCTATTTGCCATAGTTGTTTCTCCTTATGTACCTGCCCCGAAAGGCCTCCAGTACGGTTTATTAAATTCAGTGATTTGAAAAATTATTTTTTCGTACCACCGAAGGTTACACGAGATTGCCTTTCAACATTGATCGGCATTCTACTATCCTGCTCCTTCATAAGATCGTTCTTTACAGCTTCGTCTCTTTGTTTATGTCTATTAGACATATAGTCTTGACGTTGTTGCGCAATCTCAGTTGGTACCTTCGCAAGTAGAAGGCCACCTACCCCAATCACTCCCTTGTGTTTGCCCTCATCGAGGACTGGATAATCAGATGCATTTTCAACTTCTTCGGCTCTAACTAATTCATATCCTTCTCTTAAACGTCCGGATATATTTTTAGTGTCCTGAAAGCCAACGCTTTCTGCTCTTATCCATCTATACCTGAATCCATCAGGTGCAGGGGGTGCATCTAGAGAAGATGGTGGAACCCACACTTTAGGTCGTTCAGACTTTGACCGTGTTTGATTCGCACGAGAAGTATTTTTGTTTTCGTTTTCCATTTTACGCTCCTTCCTTCGTGTGTTTTAATTGTTTTGCGTACTCTTCGAGTGGCACACCTAATTTTTTAGCTATTGCTACCTGTGAAGATGTGAGTCTCACAGTTTTGCGACCTGGCTTTACGCTTCTTGTAGCAGAAGCAACTGTCTGAACAGGAGCGGTCGTTTGCTTATTATTAGTATTACCAAATTTATGTGGAAAGTCAACTCTAATACGTTTGTCTACTTCCGCATAATACTCATTTGAGCTTGGATCAAAACCTTCTTTTTCCGTTAAATCTTTGTGTATTTCAAAAGCAGTGTAAGTCATTGCTTTATCAGTACCAAACCATGAGTTTTCACTAGCCCATGCTTCAGCTCTAGGATCTGGATTATTAGGTTCGTCTCTTTGTTGAGTTTGAAATTGTGGTTGAGTTAGAACAGGTTTCTCAGCCTGTTGCTCTTCTCTTCCTGCTTTAGTTTGTTCTAATTTTGCATTCTCGAAAGCAAGAGTTGCAATTCTTTTATTAGCTTCAACTTGAGCTGCCGCATCACCAGATTCAATTGCTGACGCTAATTCTTTTTGCGCAGCTTCTAAACCTGAAGTAATACTAGTCTCAAACTTTTTAACATATTCAGAATCAGTTTTTTCAAACCTTTTTTCTAAAATCTGTCTTTTTTCTTCTACACCTCTAGCGTAATCTAAAGCAGCTTGTTCTCTTCTTTCTGCTTCTCTCATCTTACGAGTTAGTTTCGCAATACGAGATTGAACACCTTTACTGTAGTCTTCTAAATCTTCGTCTGATTTTTTTTCATCTAACTTTGTTTCTCTTTCATTCTCAAATGATTTATCTGTTCCTGTTTCTTTTTCCGTGTTTTCTGTATTTTCCGTTTCTACAACGGCTTCTTCTTTTACTTCTTCAATATCTACAGTAGCATCAGGTCCTGATGTATCTATAGGTACTAATTTGTTTTCTTCTGTGTCTGGCATAGTTACTCCTTCCTATGATTAAAACTCATGCAAGATGTCCTCTGGACTATCAATTGTTGCTAACACTTCGTCGTCGTTTAGAAGACGCATTTCTCCGCCATCTATCTTGATCCGTGATCCGGCATAACGTGCAAACATTACCCAATCATTGACCTTGCACCATGGACCTTCAGGATATCTTTCTTTATCCTTATAACATTGTGGGCCCATAGCTAAAACTAAACCAACTTGAGATGCAACTTGTTGCCTCTCTAAAGTTGTTTCAGCTAATACTAATCCACCTTTAGTTTTCTCTTTCATCTTGAAAGGTAAAACTATCATCCTCCACCCAGTAGGTTTTGGTAAGTTAGGTTCTTTCTTTTCTTTTTTCTCTGATTTTTTTACACCAATAATTTTATTGTTTGGTGTTAATATCGATGACTGTTCCTTCATTGTGCTCCTTATCGTTTAGCAGGTTAGAGATTTCCTGTTTAGTTGCCTCGTAGGCGTTTATTTGTCCTATCATATACTTGTAATTTTCCATACTGTCAACCCCACCAGATGTGACGGATACAGACAGTGCTTCTATTCTTGAGTCTAGATATCTTAACGTTTTATTTATTACTGTTTCTAATTGCACTAAACACCAACTTTCTTCATAGCTTTTTTGTGACTTTTTGAAAATGACATTCCTTTTTTCATGTCGTTTTTCATACTTGTCATATGCTTTGAAGAATGATGTTTGCTGTGTTTTTTTAGAGTTTCTTTTTGTCTTTTAGTTAACTCTTTTTTCTTTTTTAACATTTCCATCTCCTTCTTGCCTGACGGATTCGTGAGTTTGGATCGTTACGTGTTTTTGCTGATGACCTTTTTAATTGTCCTAGTGATCTAGCGCAGTATGACTTCCTACGATTAGCAGCTTTTGATCCTGGCTTCACTTTTCCAGTCACGGCTGTTTTTAATTTACTTCCAGGGTTTGCGGCCCTGTAAGCTCTTACACCTTTAGCTGTCATTCCAGCTCCAGATTTTGTTTTTCTATAATTAGCACCCTTACCTGTAGTAGTTTTTCTAATTGTACCACCTTTTGCTTTTTCAATTCTACCACCAGATGCTTTAAACTTAGTTCTTGGTGGTCTTCTTAAATTTCTATTTTCTTTTTTTTCTTCTTGATACTCTCTAATTTCTTTTGAAGTTAAGTTACCTAAATATTTACCATCATCGTAAGCTGGAGTTGTTGGAAGATTTTTTTTATTATATCTACTCATTAAATTTTCTGCATGTTTGGATTGTTAGATAATATATTTTTCTCTGCTCTAGGTCTAGCTAAAGAGTCTCTGCTTCTTTTTCTAAGTTGAGCAATAGCAGATTCTTTTAATGCTTTTTCTTTTTTTAATCTTTGTA